ATATTCTCTAATTCTTTCGGCTATATCCTTACGCTCACTTTCTTGTTTGCGTCTAGCCTCTAATCCTATTACCACATACTTCTGATCAATTAGACTATTGATGCTTGCGTCAAGCTGAGATTGCACACGCTCAGCACGAACTATACGCTCGCGCTCGCGCGTAATCATCTGATCTATGCGTTCTAGTTTTGCGTCTATATTTTGCGAGTCGGATGTATGTTCGATATGAGCCTTACTTAAATACCCAAAAGTGCCCATGCTCGTTATGACCATTAGAATCATTACGGCCGATATGAAATACGTCGTTATGAGTAGTGATAATGATTTCCAGTTTCGATAGAGATAAGTCGCCGTAACTATTTTACCGATCTCTAGTGTGGCACCCATGATTACAATAGACCAAAACGCACCCGCAAATATAGCAGTAAGCCCTACTATAGAATACCACGCAGAGATCGCGGATATCGCTATACCCGCTGTCAATGCCAATACGTTGTCTAGATTAATTCTCGATTGATTTTTCATTTACCGCGAGTAATTTCTAGAACCTTCTGTAATTGCTTCTCGATGGTAGGTCCACGATTAGGCCAAAAAATATAATCCTTATCTGCTGTCTTAAGAAGATTATTCAACAGAGGTACAGTAATGGCTTCCAGCATACGAATCTTGTCGCGTAGCTCAGCTTCACTTGTATTTTCATTATCGGTTTCTTCAAGTCGATACATGAGCTTCGATAGAGCATCGATCTTGTCTGCTAGATCGTCGATTTTCTCTTCGAGTTCTGGAGAGCCAGGAGAGACTGATACAGGTACTTCGACTCTAACTTCAGGCGAATCTACTCCAGAGAACCCATAATCGAAGGCCTGGTATTCTGCGGGAATTACAATTGTATGTGCTGTCATGTGAAGAAGTCCTCAACTGTATTTATCTTTTCTTCCGTCCATTTGATTGCATTAAGAATAGTACGCATTGGGCCTAGAAAAGCCTTGTCGAATTGTGTATTATAGTCGATATATTTATCTAGATTAAATTCTTTGGGCAACTTCGATAAAATTGAAATGACGTTATCATTCATATGATTGGGAAGAAGGAGATAGCAGAATTTAATCTTCTCTCCATTTTTGATCAATTCATATTTGCGCGTCAATTTAAGAATCTTAATATGCTTATTGAATATTAGAGCGCCGCGAACGTGAATGGGAATAGTGCTGTTGTTGGCTCGATCATCTAATCCTGAATTTATTCCGCGCGGAAACGCAATGTCCTCAAATGGTAGAGTATTGAACTCCTTGCGAAATTGAATAATATATTCATGCAGAGATTCTTGCGTGCCCGTCATAATGATATTTATAGCAGTCTTAATGGCTGATCTACATGATTTTGGCGTAGACGATTTCACGGCCTCGATGCCCATGATCTTTAACTTAGGCTCGTTGTAGCGCACGCCCTCGGAGTCGTATACGTTTAGAATGTATCGCTTCTTGGCTGTCCATAATCCTCGATCCGCAATCGACTCGCGGGTCATGTTCATTTTTTGTTGGAATGAATTTGTCCGAATAGCAAGATTCTTATACAGTAAATCGATAAGCGGTTTAAACTTTTCTCTAGCCACATCATCCAGAAAGGAGACCACGCGAGCCTTTGATACAGCGTGTGGATCTTTAAAGACCTTACGTACCAATCCACTAAAGTCGAGATATAGAGAATCTGTATCCGCCGCAATAACGTAGTCATATGACTGTGTTCCTAATAGTGTATTCATATATTTATTTATGCCATTCTCGGCCCAACGAATAGCTAGCTGCCCGCCGAGAGTAATCGCCATAGCCAGTCGCAAATCGAAATATCGAAAGTATGGATTGCCGATAGCACCATAGCTACTATTCAATTGAATTTTCTTGGCCATCTGCATATTCTTATACCGAGATATGTTCTTGATTAGCTCACGCTTCTTCTTTTTATCAGTCTCAGTCTCATATGCTTTCTGCGCCTCAATCATTTTAATTTTATATCGCGCACGATCTTCATACAGACGCTGCATCATTTCAGCTAAAAAGCTGCGCTTCTCGTTTGAGAAGTAGGTGCCATTAGCTGCTAGACTATAGCCCTCGATGATAGGCAGTTCGATATCCTCATCTAGAAGCTCATCTATGCTAATATCTATATCATTGATGGCCGTGTCCGGAGAACCAAGCCTCGATATAGTGTCGGGCCCGACATTGAACTGCATGATCAAATGAGGATATAGCGAATTCAAATCGAACGAGACGACCCAATCGTGCACGCCGATCTTAGGAACCTTAACGTGGCCTCCCGTATACGTCGCGTCTTTTTTATTTTCCTTGCTGGGTGGAACCGCGATGTTCTTGGCCCACAAATGATTGTGAATTAGGACATCCCACATGCGTACTTGCGAAAATACATCCTCGTAATTGACTTTCGCGTCATATGCTAGAGTAAGAACCATGTCAATCAGCTTCATCTTGTCGTCTAGCCGATCAACGATATCAACGTCGTGGATGTTATACTCTATGAATTTTTGAAAGTTCTTCTCGTATAATTCATGTAGAGTTTCATATTCGGAATAGTCAAGCTTTTGATCACCCAGTTCGATCTGCGCTATATTGTCCAGACTATATGATTCTTGTTGAGTGTACGTAAATTTACGGTACATTTCAAGATAGTCAAGAGTAGCTACACCCACAATCGAAATTGTAGTGTTTTCGCGGCCGTTGATCTTCACGACGCGACTGCTAAAGGCCTTCCATGGCGATAGCTGCTCAATTGTAGACTGTTCGAATATATGCTTCATTCGATTGATAATGTATGGAATATCAAAGTACGCGATATTCCAACCAGTCACTGCGTCGGGGTATCCACCTCGGCTCCACTCCGCAATGAATGCCAATAAAAGTTCGCGCTCGTTCTTACAGCGGACATACTTAACATCTGCTCTATTCGTATTGAATACGCCACAACCAAATACGTAAAATACATTGTCTTTTTTAAGTGTGATGGCTGTGATTTCTTGGGCCGCGGCATCAACAGACGGGAAGCCATTGTTCGATGCAACCTCGATATCGATATTGACTACTTGAATCAATTCTCGATCATAGCGCACTTCTCCTGAGTATTCTTCATTGAGATATGCGTATACGAACCGGGTTAACCCGTTTATCTCAAAGTTCGTTACGTCCTTGTATTTCTCTGCAAATTCCTTTGCCTCGTATATCGAGGAAAACGGCATTGGAGCAAGAGGCTTACCATGAATCGACTTCCAGGTCGAATCGGGCTTATTATTAGGAACAAATAATGTGGGTTCGTATTTCACTCGTCGAGTGAACTGGCGCCCATTCTCATATCCGCGTAGCAGAATCTGGCCGCGTTTCTCAATAGCATTCGTATAAAATTTCATATTATGATTATACTATACTATTGAGTCTTTGTAAAGATAAATTTCGAAGAGAATGATTCCCTAAGCGGTAAACTTAGCTCCAGAGAATATCAGCCCAGAGCCGAACGCCTTATTGTATGCGTTAATAAGTTCAACGACGGGTTTGTATGTGAACAGAATCACATTCTCATTTATGAGTACTTCCTTTGCGTCGGCCATAGGAACACAATCAGCCAAACCCATTTTTGGCTGCCCTCCAGGATCTTGTCTCATAATGATAGCCGCGGGGTTGATAAGTTTTAGCTTACCAAACATCGCATTCGCATTTTTTTCTGGGCGAACTTCAGCAATAATTTCTTCACTTGTAATAAGACGAATAACGATAATGTTCATACTGTAGTTCCCCATTCACTATAAGTTACATATAACTATAGAAATATCTATGGCTCTTCATATTATTTCTCGCTACGTTATTCATACGATTTTCAAGATCGCAGTGATCGACCGAATTATTTAGGTACCGGTCAATCTCACTAGTATGAGTATGAGCAAAGTATTCCTTAACGCGAGAAATTGCCCGCAGCACCATTGGCCCAACTACCCTAGAAGATTTAACTTTCATTGCTTTATTCCGACAGCAATTGGGTCGACTTGGTTTCGGAACCATCGCCAATATGAATCTTCTTGGGCTTCTTATGTTCGGGTATAACTGCTTCAAGCCAAACTCGAAGCATACCGTTGATCATTTCGGCATTTTGTACTTTGACATTATCGGCCAAATTGAATGTGCGCGTAAAGGCCCGTTCGGCGATACCTCTGTGTAGAAAAACAGATTCCTTGTCTACGCGATTGATCTTACCGACAATCTTTAGAACGCCGGCGGCAATATCGATGTCGATATCGGTACGCGCGAACCCAGCAACAGCCAGTTCTAGTACGTATCGATGCTCTTCGATCTTGCGAATGTTATACGGAGGATAAGTTACCACGTTCATGGCCTGACCTGCGGCGAGATTTAGGCGTTTCCATACTTCATCAAATCCGATGAAAAACGCGTCGTACTTAGTAAAGTCTCCAACTGAATCGTTCATATTCTTCTCCTATTAAGCGAGGGTTTATAATGTGAGCCCCACAATGGCAACTCACATCATAGTATATAGTATTGATTTTGTAATGTCAAGTATATTTTTTATCATTTAGATTTGAATGCAGAACGCTTCTTCTCCTTTTCCGATTCAATCCACTTTTTAGCCACGTGATTAGCTACTGGCCTAGCCATAAATTTCATCGTTTGTTTATAAGCCTTATTCATAATATCTTCACTGCCGACATTGTTATCCACGACGATGAAATTGGCGGCGCCAAAATAATTTTGAAATTTACCGATATTGTTCTGTACGGCCTGCCAGCGTTCCTTTACGAGTTTATCAGATACCGAACGCTCTCGTCCGGCATTTCGCTTCAGTGCTACTTCAATAGAGGTATTCACGAACACCATATAACTATCATATCCTTGATCTTTCATGTTGTCGCTCATGGTTTTAATTTTATTAAAATCATGCCCGGTGCCATCGATGACCAATCCAAGGCGACCACTTAGAAGGGTCTTGAGGTTATTATCCGTAATAATTTTGGCTTTATCTCGCGAGATATTTCGAGCATCGGTTTCGCTATCGGGCATCTTAAGACTTAATCCGGCGCGCTTCAGAAGTAGAGTAAAAACAACGTCACTATTGATTACTCGCAGGCCGTGCGCGGTTAGAATTTTTGCATTGACGTATGACTTACCCGAACCTGGGCCTCCAGCCAAAAATACTACCTTGAATATGTTCTTATCATAAACACCCTCAGATATTATCTCCGAGCGATCCTGCATCGGTAGTTCAGATTGAATAAATTCAAAAAAAGATTTCATGGGAAAAGACTCCTCGTTAGACATTAAATGAATTCCCGCATCCACACCGACCTTTTTCGTTGGGATTACGAAATAGAAAACCTGACTTCATAAAATCAGTTTCGTAATCCATCTCTGTACCAATTAGAAACATGGCCGCTTTAGGATCGATTAGTATTTTAGTATCGCCCACTAGAATGGTCTCGTCCATGAGCTCCAGTTCGTCGGCAAATTCAAGCGTATAGCTCATGCCGTTACATCCTCCTCCACGCACACCTATCCGAATACCAAAAGAGGGCTTATCCTTGTCCCTACTTTCGAAGATGGCCGCAATGCGCTCAGCGGCCGCTGGAGTTACTGTCATAATCTGTCGAACCTCTCGGGGCGCTCTCGGTGAGGTAGACTGCATTCTATCGCGATATCTCTCTAGGCGCGCCTCTTCACTGCGTGTAATTTCTGTAATCTCCATGATTATTTCCTTTTGGATTGATAATCAGCAATAGCTGCTTTTATAGCATCTTCTGCGAGAACCGAACAATGAATCTTGACTGGCGGTAGAGAAAGATACTTTGCTATGTCCGTATTCTTAATCGTCGCAGCTTCGTGTAGAGTCTTGCCCTTAACCCATTCAGTAATAAGTGAACTTGATGCAATCGCCGAACCGCACCCAAATGTCTTGAACTTGGCGTCTTCGATTATTCCATCCACATCAACTTTAATTTGTAGTTTCATGACATCACCACAAGCTGGCGCGCCAACAAGGCCCGTGCCAATATTCTCTTCGGTCTTACCGAATGCGCCGATGTTGCGCGGGTTCTCGAAGTGATCTATTAACTTATCTGAATATGGCATAATATCATTCACCTATGTTGTTTGCTTGGCTCTATTCATGATAACTTCACCAAACATTTCGCGATACTTTAATGTGTGCTTACTCAGTTTTGTTTTAGCAGTTGCATCTCCAGGTGCAGGTTTATATGCCGCAGGATCTCTATCGCTTTTTTTATCCATCTTTTTCCAATGCGATGCTCTTGCTTTTGCAGTAGCAGAAGATAATCCGGCCACATACTTCTTTGGCAGACCAGACTCTTTGTCTTTGGCAACTCTTGATAGCTCTTCCGTAGCACTTTCTGATTTGGGAGTCTTACCTGCGCTCTTCATAGCAATTGCAATTGCTGCTTGTCTTTTCAGTGCTGAATTCGAAGTCTCACCGAGTTCTTCTTCATGAAGATCCTTATCCGCACCATAATAAGTTCCCTTACCTTTGGTAATATAAGAATTCACGCGAGCCATACCCCATTGCTGCGGAGTAGTGCCTGGCCTATGCCCAGAGTTCCACGCAGCTATACCACGACGATAAACTTTGCGTAATATACCAATCGAAATGCCCGACTTAGCTGATTTGGCCGCGAGCCCAGCGTCTGCTGTTTCTTTTATATATTCAAGAAATGGTATCATCAGCGATTCCTCCCATACCCGCCAATGTTGTATTTGGCATTTAATTCCCATTCGTGTTTTTCCTTATAGGGAATGATATTGACCAAAGACATTGGGGCCTTATCTGCTATCTGTGATGCATCTACCAATTCAATCAATCCCCATTCGAATAGCAAACCCGCGATGGTATTACGCCTCTGCTTATCTTGAATTGAATAATTAGTCTCTTTGCCGTCTAGGGCGAGCAGCTCCTTAAAATGAACTATGAAATATCTTTTCTGCTTGTGTAATATATGACATGATTGGTATAATTTTTTATCGATCTTACGGCCTACGCCCATTCGAGTAAGAGTCTCACGAACTTTAAGAAAATCTTCTGGCGCCTTAAGGCGAATCTCAATCAGATCCTTTATTAGAGCTTCGTTTATCATTATTCGTACCGCCTCTTGCAAGACTATTATGAATCATAATGATATTATTCGGCGATAGTATTTTTAGGGCCATCTCGGCTTTCGATCTACTATATCCAAAATAGGTCATAACTGATTCCAGATCGAGACTTGTAGATGCTTTACTCCACTTAGCAAATCTCTTTCTTGATCGAATAGTATTTATATAAAAATCATTTTGAGACCGATTATCAATATGGCTACGTAAATTCATTTCATTAGCATATGTTATCGCGTCGGCGTGATATGATAAAGCGCGATTCGTCATGAACGGGACATAGCTGCTCTCGGCCAATAGATCATTCTCAGTATTTCGCATCAAGTCTTTTTTGGAGAAGCTGATGGCATCGACATAGATGAATGGATTTATCTTACTCACCTAAACTCACAATCGACCATGATTTGTGTCATGCAGGCTGCCATATTGATTTCATGATCGACTACAAAGGCTGCCTTGTATTGATAATCTGCAAGAATCATAACTAGATTGGGCACTGACTCCGGTTTCATGTGATCATATGCTGTATCATACAAGCGCCTGAATATGATTTGAATATCATCGGATGCGTTTAGCGCAACCCACTTTCTCATGGCTACGAAATCTTTGCTTCGTAGAGTCGCGACTAGATCACGAATATCAGTATCGACTATTTTACCTAGAATACCTAGATCGATAAAACCACCTGCAGAGTATCGCTGAAGTTCATTGATGACCCGTCTCCAATCGGGGAAAAACTTCATGATGAGTTCAGATAGAACACGCTTTTCATAAGTCACATTCTCTGCGTCGAGAATGACGCATAGTCGGCCTAGAAACTCTTTTGCCATATAAGCTTTGTCATCGCGCCTAATCTTGAAATCGATTCCAGCGCAGCGTGACTGTAGGGCAGGAATGATCTTATTCTTGGTATTACATGTCAGAATGAATCCGCAATTATTTGAGAATTCTTCTATGAAGCCACGAAGGGCTGCTTGAATATCGGCCTTAAGATTATCCGCTTCGTCTATGATTATGTATTTACGCCCGAGAGATGCCATGGAGACCGAACTGGCATAATTAAGAATGTTGGTTCTTAGAATATCGATACCTGCGTTCAGTGAACCATTGATCATGATGCTATCACAACCTAGCTCATCTAGCATGGCCTTTGCCACAGTAGTCTTACCTACGCCAGAGGTACCTGACAATAGAAGATGAGGTACGAATTTGGCATCGACATAGTTCTGAAAGGTAGTTTTTAGTTCCTCTGGTAGAATACACTCGGCAATACGCTTTGGTCTATAGCTTTCGACCCACAACATCTAATTCTCCCGCTCATTCATAATAAAAAGTGAGGGTCGCGAAATACACCGTATGAACTACAGTTCTGTATATTTCCACCCTCTCTACGATACCACCCGACTAATATTGACCGATAGACCGACGCCATACGAGCAGTCGATTCTGGCCCTTTTGTACGGAAGATAGCGCAGAATTATATTAATTTCCTACCATACCCTTGACATAATAGACCATACACAATTCGCTACAACAAGCACTGTTCCGATAATGCTTGCGCCCATAATTGTTCCTAGAATGGAACATACGATTGCTATAGTGTATACGTTACGCATCCACAACATCTGTAACTGGTGCCGCGACAGGCGGTAGCTGGCTCTGGCCCTGCTTGGTAATTTCATTCACCACTTGATAGCTATCCTTGTATGGTAGTTGGCCTAGTCCAGCCAAAACAATATTGATAGCATCGACCGATAGAGTTAGATTTATCATTTGTGTAGTTGGTGTAGTCATGTCGTATTTCTCTTTATGATAAAGTATCGTATTTGCTAGTAGTCTCTGTCGCGATATAGTATGTCACATCATTTAAAGTTGATGCGAATTTCGAGATACCCTTGGCTGAAATTGTCACGGTGTAATCGCGAGGCAGAATCTTAAGATTGTCACTTCTAAAGATCATTCGATAATTCGTATCGGATGTCCCGACAACAGTTTTCCATGCGTGCGTTGATTCGCTATTGGTATCAAGTGCGGTAATATAGGTCTTGCCGCCCTCACCTAGAATAGCCACCTGCTCTACATTCAGAAATCCAGCAGCACGTAGCGCCCGATTCAGGGCTGTCCCCTCCAGTAGGAATTTAATATCTCCACTCGGAAGACTAACGTCCTTGTCGGGAGCCGCGATGATGGCTGAGGTCGATGCGTATACAAACGATGCTTCATCTGTCTTGTCGCTAATGTGCATCATCTTATCATCGAACTTTAAGTCTGGATCATCGAACATACTCATTAGGCCAATGAGCTGGTTCAAATCATAGATCGCAAATTCACGAGGAATGGTTTCTGAAATATTGGCAGTTGCCATCACCGTCTTAGGAGGACTGATCGTCTTTAGCTTTGTTCCCTCGCGAAATAGCATAGACATATTGATCGATGCGAAATTCTTTAGAATCTCGATAGTCTCTTTAGATAATTTCATAGCTCACTTTCTCATGTCTCATGTTGTACTCATTTTATTCTACTTCACCATAGTCGTATTGTCAATATCTATTTTTCCTTCAAGCTTCTTCGTCTTGCCTAGCATATGAACATCGGCCGTGGCGGATACACCAAGTACCGCAAGGTCTGCCAGACTACCAGAGTAGATATAAGTTCCCATGTGGGCTAACTTCATCCACGGGCAGAGCCAAACTTTCATTCCAGCATTTCGCACATACTGACAGAACATATAGTCTTCAGATAGATATCGCTTGGTCTTAGGATCGATTGGGCAGTCGAAGTAGGCCACGATCTCACGCGAGCCATCAAAATGTTCAGTGCGAACATGATCTGGCTTATATGATAGGTGTGGGTACGCAGCCGCGAACCGTTCGAAGACGTTACGCTGAATCATCATGAAGCCAGTGCCGCTTTCCAGTACTTCTACAGGTTCAGATAGAGGGATTTCAGTAATACCCTCGGCTGGATTGAATACATAATCGCCGATATAGTTTGCCAAATTTTCAGGATCGCGATCTCCAAATCCCTTATCTACTGCGCGCTTCACCTTCTCCCATGAAATACATTTCTTTGGATAGGGCCCGCATACGACATCCTTATCTGACCCGGGCTCAGCGATGGCCAATAGCGCGATAACATCGCTCGGATCAAAACCAATATCGGCGTCGATGAACAGTAGATGCGTACAGTCGGTTCGAAGAAATTCATCGACCAAATAGTTTCGGGCTCGTTGCACCAGCGATTCATTGAAGAGATAATAGAATTGAATATCTAATTTATATTCCGCGCCCAGTCGGGCTAAGTCGGCTGTCGATTTTGTGTACTGACCAGAACACATACCACCATACATAGGCGTGGCGATAGCAAGCTTTCGCTTACGTAGTTCTGATACATCAATTGAAACTTCCATTATATATTCACTCCATGCATTACTAAGTTAAGTACTTATCTATATAGTAGCGATATCGAAACTGTCAATCATAATAGCACAACTATACGTGAATGTCAAATATGATTTAGCATAGCTGTGGGAAATATTCGTAGACAATTCTACGTTCGGTGATTTGAAACCCTACGCTCTTATATGTACGTAATGCGGCTGGATGATCCAAGCTTGTGGTATATACCCACATCTTAGTAGCTCTTAGCGCGGCCTGTGCCAGGCACGAATCCAGAAATTGTTTACCGACTCCTCGGCCTATGCTATCAGGAAATAGCCCAAAATATTCCAGATTGCACATCGACTCGATGTCGTAGTATAGAGAAGGTAGGCCTGCGGGATCATCCTCATACTTAATAATAGCTATACCACTAGGCTTACCCTCATTCATGAATGTTAGATATTCTCTTGTAGGATCATTCAAATATTCGTAAAGCTCCAGATCCGTTTTATAGTTAAAGTACCACCACTTGTAGTCGTGCCCTATAGTATTGTAACACCATAGAAAATATTCCGGTGTCCATGATCTGGCCACAAATATATGAGCATTACGATAAGACGAAAATATATCAACATCACTTAGTGATGCTATTAGCTTGTAATACGTGTAGGACGATTTTTCGATTTCGTAATCTACAGGGATCATATTATTACCGATCATAAAAAAATAACCCCCCAAGACGGAGGCGATGGAATGATGAAAACATCGCCGAGTCTTAGGGGGTTAGATTATGCCTTAGATATTAGGCAGAGAGTCTGAAGCCAGCACCACCGCTCATACCGAGCCAGCGATAGCCAGCCGCGACCACTTCGCGAGTCGGCGTACCCATACGATACGTGCTAATAGTATTGCCGCTCGCAAGGGTCTTTCGGTTCGCATAGATCGAATAGCCGTTCCTGCGTAGATTGCTAACAGCCGCAGACAGATTGGCGATGCCGAACTTAGTCTGAGCCTGTGTGGGAGTGATGTTACCCCCGGTCTTTAGGAACGCCAGGAGACGCTGGGAGTTAGTCTTTGTAGCCATCTTATTATAGTCCTCTTTGGTTAGATAGTGATCGGTGCAACCGGAATGGCGGCATCGATACTCTGGGGACCCATGCCATCAGGCGAGGGCTCCGGAGTGGGGGGAACCAAGGTCGGGTCGACCTTAGTGTATAGCTCAAGAAAGGTATTCTTGATCTCGGTATCAAATCGGCTGATGCAGAGCTTAATAGACTTCATGCGGTCACCAAACATAATATACGTATTGATGATATGTACCAGACGGCGCGTCGAAATAATATCGTCCACGGCTTGTTCGTCGAAAGACTTACGAATGATCGCAGCCCACAGAATTAGATGAGTCACGAAATCCCGATCCGCGTCGGAGCAGTCACGATTGGCGCATAGATAGCCATTCAGAATACGGGTTTCGATTGCAGAACTAGGATACATCTGTTCGATGGTAATCGGGAATCGCTCCAGCCAAGCATCATCGAGAATGCCAGCCGCTACATATCGACCATCATCGCTGCCACGACCCATGGTGTTGGCCGTAGCAATAATGTTAAAGCCCGTCGTGGGCGTGATAAGTTCGCCCGTCTTTTTAATGTAGTACGGCTTGCCTTCAAGAATGCCCTGTAGACACATAACCTTGCCGGGATCCGACCGGTCAGCCTCATCGATTAGTAGCAGGGCGCCCTGTTCCATCGCACGGATAGCAGGGCCCTTGATGAATTTAGTTTCGCCGTTGACCAGTCGAAAGCCGCCGATCAGGTCGTCCTCGTCGGTCTCGCGCGTCATCTGAATACGGATGAGTGGACGCTTGGCCCGACTGGCGGCCTGTTCGATCATGAAGGTCTTGCCGTTACCCGACATGCCGACAACGAATACCGGGAAAAAATTATTCGACTTAATGATAATTTCAACATCGCGGAAATCGCCAAACGGCACATATAGCGGATCGCGCGCAGGCACCTTAGCCAGATCGTACTGTGATTCCACATTGGGATCAAATACGACGGCCGCGGGCTTGGGCTGCGGCGGAAAGGGCACAACCGCAGCTGCGGCCATGGTGGCCATAGCGACAGTGTTGGTCGCATCAAGCGTGCCGGGCTTCGCACCGTCTCCGCGCTTTGCCGCGCCGGCGCGATCAGGATTCGCCGTAGACTGCACGGAGACCTTCTTGGGTGTGTAGGTAGTCGGCAACTGGTATGTGGCTCGTTCGGCCGTTCGATATGCCGGGCGAAACACCCAGCGATAGTCGCTCTTCTTAAAGGTTGAGCCAGCCAGCTTGATATGACGCATCATATCGGATCGGCTATAGGTGCCGCTGGCTCCGAATTTCTCGGCCGCGTAGGCGAGGAATTCAAGCTTTTTCGCAGTCTTGGTAGAGGTCATCTTAGTTGCTTTCACTGTTTTCATCTTATACTTAAGTATATCATACATAAGCGGGGTATGTCAACTATATTATTGACTAATAATATTTCGTTGTTTACGCTGATTTTGAAACATTCTTGCGCGGCTTATTGCTGACGATATTGTCGATAAACGACGTTAGGATCGGCCGAATGTTAGTGCGGGCCTGAGCGGCAGCAATGAAGGACTTAGTAATCTGGGCCTTGGTCGCATTGGGCGCTACGGTAAATCCGAATTCATCATCGTCCAGTTCAAGTTCACGCTTATCCGACTTCAGGAAGTAATATTGGTTGAAACCGTTAAAGTCATCCAACATTGCATACCCACGCTTGAGGCTACTTGTGACCTTGGTGACATCAATTGGCTTAACGCCCGAGATGTAGGACCATGAATTGTTCCGGGCCATAACATACTTGAGCTCGCGCACTGATCCAATTCGATATGAAATGGTATTATACCCATCGTCCCTTAGCATGTCAATCAGCGTATCGGTTAGCGACGGGCCAACATGCTTCTTATTCTTTTTAGTGATGGGATTCTGTATAATAATATTATTATATGAGCCCGACATAACATAATCGCTAGAAACTTCTCCGTCGGTAAGAAAGACTGCGCTAAGCGACTGAACCTGAGTAGAGGCCTTAAACGCAGCCAAGATGGGTTTAGCCAATAGGGCAGTACTATTCAAAGGAGTATTGCTCATATGAAATACAGGGTGCCGCCGGCTAACCCGGCTCACAAGCTGATCATAGAGAATGTTGGTCATGTCACGAAATTGAGTCTTGGTCATACGATGGCTGAATAACTCAATTAAGCACATACCGGCGCTGGGAGTCAGCATTGGGCCGCGGTCAACCTTATTTAGATTGAGACGATTCGACCGTTCGGCATAATCGTTATCCATATAAGTCTTGAACCCGTAAACCGTGTGCGGAATATTGACTCGACGGCAGAACATAACAAGGCCCATTAGCTGCTCTAGGGTTCCCTTCATATTATCGTTCATAGAAGCTGAAAAGTCCACAAACATTACAAGCCCATGACTTTTGCCACTAGGCGTAATAGCGTTCCGTCGAAAAAGATCGGTAGTCAACTTATACGCATGAAGCTTTGCGAAGTTCAGAGAACCCGTCTTGGCTTCTTGCGTGCGGGAATAAGTATCCGCGGCCTTCTTGCGCTCGAATTCACTAGCCAACAAGGTTACCATCTGCTCATTCTTTTTAGTGAATGAGGAATAGCCTGATACACCGTCGCAAACATAGGGATGCGCGAATTTCGCCAGAATACGATCATACGATATGATATACTCCTCCAGAGGAATTTTAGTGTTC